CATAGTAGTTACCAGAAGCTAAAGTTACATTAACTGAAAGTGTAGTTGCATTTGTAAATGCTACTGTGTTAGCTAAAGTTACTGAACCATCTGTTTTAATAAATTCTACTATTGGTATAGATACAAATCCTGTTCCTGTAATATTTATTGTTGTAGCTGTTGCAGGTGCAATTGTTTGAGATACATCTGCTACTGTTGGTTTTGCTTCTACTGCGTCAACCCAAGATAATTGATTTGTACTTGCTCCATTACTTGCAAGAACTTGACCATTTGATCCAACTGAAGTTGGTAATATTAAAGTATAAGATTGTGCAGCAGAGTGAGCAGGTGATTTAATTTTAACACCATGTGAATTTTGTGAACAGTTTAATTGTATAGCAGCATCTGTTGATGAACCATCACCTTTAACTGTTAATGTTGGTGAAGGAAGTCTATCAATGTTTAAAGTTCCACTTGTTACATTAGATGCACTAATATTTGCAATATCAAAAGTTCCATAACCAATTATATCTATGCTATCCCCAACTGTTGCACCAGTTGCAAGTACAATGCTAGTTCCAGAAGTTACAGTAACATCAACACCATTTACTAATTTTACACCATTTAAATAAATATCAATATATCCTGCATCGTATGCTAAAGTTTCGCCATTGTTATCTGTACCTGTAAAGGTAGTTTGACCTGCAGTTGCAGTATAATAAAATCTTGCAGCAGTTGCATTAATACTAGACCCAGCATTTATCCAACCTGTTGATGAGTAAACTTTTAACTGACCTGCAGTAGTATCAAAATATAAATCACCAACATCTAATGCCGAACCATCTGGATCTGCAGTTGGAGCTGAACTATTTGGTCCAAGATAGATATTTGCAAAAGCGTTTATGTCTGAAAGATTATTTGCTGCAGTATTTATTGAAGCTATGTTTGAGCCTACATTCGTAACATTTGTATTGTTAGTTGCTACTAAATTTATATTCGTACTGTTTGCATTAACTGCATTAATATTAGTTTCATTATTGTTGACAGCAACTATTGCAGAACTGTTTGAAGCTACACTCGTCACATCGCTAGAAATTCCAGCAGTTGTGTTTATATTCGCTATGTTAGTTGCAGTTGTGTTGACATTCGCTATAGATCCTGCAACACTTCCTATTGTATTAGAACCAGATAAATCTGCAGCTACAGTATTAACATTTGATTGATCTGAAGTTGAAAGTTGTATTTGTCTCCATTGAGTGTTAGTCAAATCGTAGACTTTCATTACATCATCTGTAGTATTAAAGTATAATGCTCCGTCTGTTAATGCGTCTCCATCATTATCAACACTTGGATCGCTAGATTTAGCACCTAAAAATTTATCATCAAAATTATCTAAGGCTGCTTCTGCAGCAGTTTGAGCAGTTTCTGCTGCTGTCTTTGCAGTTTCGGCACTTGTTGCAGATGTTGCTGCATTAGTTGCTGAAGTCGATGCTTCACTAGCTTTTGTAGTTGCAGTTGTGGCACTTGTTGCTGCATTGGTTTCACTTGTAGCAGCAGCCGTAGCACTAGCAGCAGCATTAGTAGCACTTGTTGTAGCACTAGCTGCGTCTACTAATAAATCCCATTTAGCACTATCTGTATTAGTTGTTAATGGTTGTGAACCAGAAGATGTATGACCTGTGTTAGCTAAAAAAATATTATTTGTTGATGTGTCTTTAACTATGTCTCTAGCAGAATAAGTAGTTGATGCAGACCAGTTACCTTTGAATGTACCTAGTTCTTGCGATACAACTAATTCACCATTAGAATCAAAACCAAAAATTTTACCTGCTCTATCAGTTGCACCAACAGCAAACTCTGTAGATGTCATTGTGTTTGTTCTTGATAATTTAATTGATCTATCTATTTCTTCTTGTAGCTGTTGAATAGCCATCATGGATCTATCTAATCCTTCTTCATGACTTTCAGCAGGGAATGGATCGTTAGCAATATAATCGATTGCTTGTGTTTGTGGTGATGCTCTTCTTATAACTACAGTTTCTGTATTAGTTGGAATATTACCAGTTGTGAAAACAATAGTTCCACCATTAGCATTTCCTGCACCTGTAACTGTATAATGTGTAGTTAAAGTTTTAACTGTTTCAGTAGCTGACGCATCCCTAATAATAACTTGAATATCTGTGTTTGCAAATATTTTAAATGTATAGTTGAAGGTATCTAGAGTACCATTTCCAGAGTAAGAGTTCTTTACTGTAGTAGATGATATTGTCATATTCTATAAACCTTTAAACAATGTTGATGGTTTTGTAAACAAAAATTCTTGACCAGATTCACGCATTCTTTTTTCCATACGCCTTAAAGAACCCGGAGACAAAGTTTCCATCATTTGATAACCAATAAGATAATCAAATGCTGTCTTTATATAGAATAAATTTAAAAATGGAATGTTTTCTTTAAAAGAATAATATGCTTGTTTTCCTGCTTTACCACCCTCTCCTCTTATAGCATAATTTAAAGCAGATAATAATCTTACACCTTCTGTGGGTACTGGTCCGGCAATAGTAGCTAAAGCACTTGTCGAGTTTTGAATATTTCCAAATAAAAAATCAGTATAAATACCTAAACCACCACCTTGTAAAAAAGCAGCAGAAAAGTTTTTAAAATTTAATTCAGTTCTAGGAGTTTTACCTTTTAATATATCTTTTGCTGTCATAGCGATATAACCAAATAAAGCAGATCCACCAACTAACTGTGCAATACCTAACATTGCATCAATTTTTTTACCTTCTTTCCACATAGCAGTTTCTCTGCCAATCATTTTTTGATAAAATGCAAATGGAAACGCTTTAAATTGAGACATAAATCTTAATGCTTCACCGGGATGAGTTCCTGCTTGTTGACCCATTTTCATCCAACCTCTTGTTCTAGCATCTGGTTCTAGTACGGCATAAGTTGCTCTATCTAAAAACATTCCTAATACTTTTGTTTTTAAATTGTCTCTAGCAACTTCTAATTGTCTTGCAGACATTGTAGTTTTTCCCTCAATATCTTTAATAACAGCATCTGATAATTTATCTATTTTTTGAGTATTAAAAAATAATTTACCATCATCAGCTTTATCTAAATCCATTTTTCTAATATGATTCCAAATTTTTTCATCAATACCATAATGTGAAATTAATCTTTTAAATTGAAAATTTAAATTTTTAAAAGAAGTTTTAGTTTGTTTGGCAACATAATTACCCATACCTAATATAGCACCATCTTTTAATGAGTTGGTCCACCAAGCAAGACCATTAAGTTTAAAGAAAGTTCTTTGTACTTGAGAGAAACCTCTGTTTAAATTATCACCTGCAGAATATCTTGCAGCTAAGTCATAGATAATATTGTCGTTTATAAAACCTAACTGTTCAGCAATTTCTTGTTTAGCTTTTGAATTTTTAATTTTAGCAAGTCTACCCATAGCTTCTGCAAGACCCCCTATGTAAGATCTTCCTTGCCATTTCATTTCTTTTGCATAAAGATGAAGATCAGATATTGCTGAAATTGTTGCACCACCTAGTTTTGCCATAGAAGCAATTGCTCTAGATATTGCACTCCATTTAGCATAACCAAATCCATTAATAGTATTTACAGATCCATCTACCTCTGCCATAAATTTTGCATGACCACCTTGTTCTTTTGCAAAAGCACCAACTGCTTGAGCTTGAGTTTGTCTACCATCATCTTCTAATTTATTTTTTACTAAATCCATTATCTTTGCATAATTTTTTTGAGGATTGCTTCCAAGTTTACTCATCATTCCAACATTTTTACCTGCAACATGAAATCCACCAAAGATAGCTTCTTTTAAATTTCTACCACCAAACATAGAATTATAATCATACCAATCATCTGCACTTTTAAAATGTAAAACTCTTTTTGCTCCAAGTTGTCTAACCATACTTTTTGCACCAAAAGTTTCTCCTGCAGAATTAACAATTTGATTTTCATTTCTAATCAATGAGTTGTATGATCTAGTTAAAAATCTATCTATATCTTCTGGAGTATTGTCAGTTTCAAAAAAAGTTCTTTTATGATCTAATTTAGGTAAAATGTAATCTTTCCATGCTTGTAAATTTATTTCTGCACTACCATTAGATATTTTTGATTTTACATTATTTTTTACATTAATAGTATTTAAAGCATTTCTTAATTGAAAAGGATCTGAACTTTGTCTTATAATCCAACCTGGAAGTTTATCTATATTGGCTCCATAATTGTTATATTTTTTTCTTACCGTCTCTGAAAAATCCTCAATAACTTGAGCAAGTTTAACAATGTCAGCATTTTTTTCTGTAATAGCTTTACCTTCTCCAAGTTCCCAAATAACTCTAGAAATTTTTCTTTCAATATCATCGTTAGCTTTAGCAAATAAATCATCTACACCTGCTTCTTTTAGTTTGGCATTAAATGATACAACTAAATTTTTATAGTAAGCATCTTGAGCTGCAGCAACTGAATCTCTTGCACCCATTCTTTCCCAGTTACTACCAACAAGTATTGCAGTTAAACCTTCTTTTGGATTATCTTTAAAGTTAGTTAAGTTCCATTCAACCCAATCTCTAATTTTTATTTCATCTTCTATTGCGTTTAATTTATTTAATTGTTTTTGTATTTGTTCTTTTTGTAAAATTTCTTTAGCAAGAGCAGCATTAACTTGATCATCTGCTTCTTTTAATTTTGCGTCACTTTCTGCTTTTTTAATAGATTTAAGAATACCTGCTGCATCATCTTTATCTAAACCTTTTTTAATTAACGCATCTTCTATTCTTATTAAACATTTATCTGCCATAATTATTTACCAATCCTACAGTTAATTCCTTCCATAATTGCACTTTCATAATCATCTGATTTAGTTTTTATATCTTCTAATGCTTTAGCACTAATTCTAGCTTCTTTACTAGTTCCTAAACCTAATTTATTTTGAGCTTCTATTTTAGCTGTTAAGTTATTTTCAGCAATTCTAAGTTCTTCATCTAAGTTTCTAGATTCCAAAGATGTTTGTGCTTTATCTTTATCGTATGCTTTTACAATACTATCTTCTTGAACATTTTTAGGTTTTGTTTCAACTCTTGAAGTAATTTCTTGTGGTTTATTTGTAATTCTTTCATCAATTAATTTACTTCTATTAGTAAATTGTTCTACTAATTCTTTTTCTTTTTTTAATAATTTAGATTTTACTTTTTTTAATTTTTTTAATTCTGGAGTATATTTAACATTTGATATTTTTCTTTTTGGATCAAAATAATTTTCTAACATATTAATTTTATTTTGAACTTCTTTTAACTGTCTATTAACTTCTACACTTTCTTCATTTACTTTTTTTCTAGCTTTCTCTACTATATTTTCATCTATTTGTGAGTGTCTTAATCTAGGATTTAAATCAGCATAATCTTTTGAATTAACAGGAGCTTCTTCAGCAATATCTGCTATTGCTTTTGAAAGCAACAATTCTCTAGTATCCGAATCTGTTTCGGCAAGTTCTTTCATTATTCTAGAATTTTCTGGATAATATTCTTTGTATAGATTGAATGCAGGATCTTCATCTGCTTTAGATCCTAATTCTTTTCTAGTTTGTCTAATTCTTTTATTAAATTTTCTACGAGTATTTAGATCTTTTAATTTACCTGCACCTATATGTAGACCACCACCAAGAATAGTACCAAAAGATACTGCTATAAAACTATCTACTAATCCATAATCAGATTGTTCTGCAGTTGCAGCACCATAAACTAATGGTTCAACAGCAGCTATACCTGTAAAACCTTCCATTGCACCTCTCATCATTCTAGCTTTTGTAAATCCATATTTAGCAACTAGACTTGCAAATCTTGCTTGACCCACTACAGGAATAAACATCATAGCAAGGTTAATAGGATCTGCCATACTTGCTACCATTGCAGTACCAAATTTTGCAGTACCTGCTACAAATCCTGTTGGTCCACGCTGGATAATACTTTGTCTATATCTTTCTTCTTTTTTTCTTTCTGCTAAAATTTCTGCAGTAGATTCTTTTTCATCTTCTTCAAAAAAAATTCCAGTTCCTTTATATTTTTTATTTAATTCTTGAAATGGTATTAAAGGTTCATCAACATCTCTACTTTGCTCTAACTCATATAATCGTAAAGCAGAAGATACCGGGTTATATTTCCAAGCATCTTTTGCCGTCTCTACAAGTACATCTGTAAGATCGGTTTGAAATTGATCAAAGCCTGTTTGCTTTGCATATTTATTTACTTCTAAACCGAATCCTATATTTGCCATAATGATTAAGGTGTTTGATCTTCTTTTTTATTAGAATCGTAAATGTTTAATTCTATTCTAATATTTGTAGTAGGTAATATATGAGAACCATCATCAAAATTTATTTTTAATAATTCACCTTTTTTATTTTCTACTAAAGCTAATTCTCCATTTGGAAAAGGTATAGCAAAAACAATTCCAGATCCGTCTGCACTATTAACCCAAACACCATTATCTTTTGCCTGTTCTAACATTTCTTCATTTAATTCTTGATCATCTATTTTTGGATCTTCAGATTGAAAAGTAAACATATCAAAATCTTCTAAATGATTTTCCTTAATAGCTTTTGCTTTTGCTTCTATTAATCTCATTTGACCATCATCTAAACTTTCATTATTATATCTTTTTGGAATAAAGTAAGTATTATCACCACCCAACATAGATTCACCACCTGCAAATTTAAAATTTTTTAATACTTCATTAGCAGCTTCTTCAATAGCGTCTTTTTGATTTATTTTATTTTGAGAAGACATTTTATTTATAGCTATGTAAGTTATTATATCTTCAATATCATTCATTTCTTTATTAGCTTTTGTGGTATTCATTTTGTTTCCATACATAACAACACCTCTCAAATCTTTCATTTTATTAGCAACATCTATTTCTATAGTTTTTTTATCAATTTCTTTTTTACTTAAAAAAGAATCTAAAATATCTCTTTCTTCTTTAGTATCGACACTCATTGCTTGAATAGCAAATTTTTCATCACCCATATAAGAAACAAGTTTAGCAGTAGTAGGTAAACCATTTTCAGATAGTTGCATTAAAACTCTACCATACTGTTCTCCATATTGATTTTCTAATCCTTGAAGATAACCAATTTTTTCTAATGGAGATCTACTTTCATAATCCATTACAAGTTTTTTAGCAAAATCATTAGGTACTACTTTAACAAGCGATTGATCAATACCCATATCTTCTTGAGATTGAACTACTGCATTAACATATTTTTTAAATAATCTATCTTTAGATTCTGATCCTTCTGGTTCAGATTGATAATTTTCATATAACTTTCTAACAGTTGGATCGTGTTGAAGTATCAATGACGCAGCATCTTCTTCAATAAGTTTATTTTTTTGAGATATAAAATTTCTTGCTTTGTCTTTATACTGTAAATCTTGAGCTTCATTTCCAGAAGTTAAATTCCAAGAATCTAATATAGCATTTTCTTCGCCTACTTTAGAATTAAATATTGCAGATTTAACTGTTGAAAGTTTTATTGTATTATTTTCTGTTTGTATAAAATCAGTATATTGTTTTGTTCCAAATACAGATTTAATTGCTTCTTTATTTATATCTATTGTTTCTCCATTTTCTAACATTTTTAGATAATTTGTAATATTTTTTTCTAATACTGGAGCAGCTTCTAATTTAGTTTCCTTTAATAATGTTTCTCTAGTTTTGAGAGTTAAGTTATCATACTCTCCTGTTTTTAATTTATGAAATGTTCCAACAGGATCATCAACAGAATCTTTTTTTACTCTAAAGTAATCTATCTTGTTTGGTATGTCTGCAACTTTAGATTCGTATTCTGTAATACTAATCATACCATCTTCAAAATCACTTTGATATATAGATGTTAAGTCTGCATTAAGTGTAGCTACTGCCATAGAGTTGTCTCCATTTGCAGGATACAAAGCATCAGTTATAACCCTTTCTTCTTTTGCTGCAGATAATAATGCTCTTGAGTTTACTAAATTTTTATGAACAGCATTATCTACTGAATAGATTTTTTTCTGTTCTTCCATCAAATAATTGTTTGCAAAAATTGTTTTTACATTTGCATTTGATGCTTGAGATTCAAATTTAGTTCTAACTAATTTACTTTTTTCCATTAAAAAATTATTTGCTTTGTCGCTATCTTTCATATTAGATGCTTCTTGCACATAACCATTTAATTCAACTACTGCATTGTTTTCTAATTCTAATGCTTCAGTTTTATTTTCTGCATTTTTTTCTTTAATTTTATATTCAGTTAATTTTTTAGTAACAGGAGCCAATGCACTAGCTAAGTTTTGATCTAAACCCATTTGAATATTTGTTTGAGCAGAACCTGTTTCAGTTGTCATTGTTCCTTTAGCTGTGTATACTGGAATTTTAGGCATTATACTGTCGTTCCTTTCATCATTGTTAATAATGATGTTCCTGCAGAAGCAGCAGTAGATACTTGAGCAAGTCTAGCTGATTGTCTTGCCATTTGACCTTTGATTCTTGCAAAGTTAGCTTGTTCATTTTTCTTAGCTATATTCATTTTAGAATTATATTTTATTAAATTTTCTTGTAGAATTTTTTCTCTTTCGTTTGAATAAGCGATTCTTAATGCAGATCCACTATATTCAGCACCAGATTTTAAAGTATTAACTACTGTTGTTCCTCTTAATTTTACAAACTCTTTATCAAATTGTTTTAAATCAAATTCTGTTTTTTTTTCTATAGCTTGAGCTTCATTTTCTAAAACTTCAGCATTACGATTATTTACAGATTCATTAAATTTTCCAATTTCACCTTGAGATTTTATTTGTACTGCAGATGTAGCAGCAACTAAAGCAGTAGTCCAACCCATTAGAATAACCTCGCATACATATATTGATCTGAACCATCAAAGCCAAATTTTTTCATTAATCCTTCTTCCTCTAAACCTAACCACTTAGCAAATTTTAAGCCAATTGTATAGTTAGCTCTTACAGCAGTTTGTACTCTTTTGATATTATTTTCTTTAGCAATTCTTGCAAAATCTTTTCTAATAGCTTTCGCTACAAGCAATGGATGATCTAAAGCATCTTTAGTAGCTAACACCCAACCTTCTGCAACACCATTCCAAATAATTTTCATACCTGCAGCAAAGATAGGTTTTCCAGAAATCATACCCGTAAATGCTAAATTATCTTGTTCTAGGTTTTTTGGATTACCATCAAACTCCATATCTTTATCCATTAATGTATGATTCATTTGTTGTTTCATAATATATATTCCATGTTCTCCTTTATATGCTACTATATTTAATATTTTATCCATCATTAGTTTGAAGTTTGGGATATAAAGATAGTATTGTTAAAGGTAAAGGTTGAGTTTGTCTTACAAATATAAAACCATCTGTCTCATAGTTACCCCTAAATTCTATCTCTTTATCTCCTGTAAATACATTAATGCCACTATCCATTGCGTTAGCTGAAGATCTAAATGGTATTCGTTCCATATTATCTATATCTGGACCAATCTCCACACCAATACTTTCATAAAGTCTAGCAGTAATCTCATAGATTCTTTTAGTTTTACTTTGTGAAGTACCATTCTGTGAACCTGCATCTATTCTCATTGTTTGTAATAAAGATGTATAACCTAATCCAACTTTAACTTTACTTGCAGATCTACTTAAAGTTATTTCTCCAGAGCTAACTACAACATCTGGATGTGTTGCACCATCAGCTAATACTGAAACTGTTTGACCCTCAAGATGAGCAAGACCAGATATAGTTGTAACTGAAGATCCATCGTAAGCTAACTGTGAATCTAAAAAGTTAAATGATGTATCGTCTGTTTCATTAAAGTCATATTGATTAATATATTCTACATATCTTTTTGTAGCACCATTAATTGTTCTTTTTACAATAACCCATGTTTGATATTCTGAATCATCTGTAGGAATTGTTGCAGCACTATCACAAACTGCATTACCACTTCCAAATGCTCCACCAAAAATATGTCTGTGCCAAGCAACTACTTGTTGTTCTCTTTGATAAGTTAGACCAACTAATTGACCATCATTTCTAACACACCATATAACTTGATTAGGCTCTTGTTGATATGATAGTTGTTTAAATCCACCTTCCGAAATATGTTCAGCAAGGATAGTTAAATCTGGAGCTATGTAACCATCAACATCAAAGTTGTATGCTAGTTCTCTTAACTTTCTTCTTGCTCTTTGTAAAAATAAAGTTGCGTTACCAACAGCTAGAGCATCTACATTTGCAGCTCCATTATTAGATTGTTTTTTAATTAATATGTTTGTAGGTGTGATTGCAATATCAGTACCACCACCACTAACTGCAAACTCCCCACCTGCAGTACCAATGATTAAAGTTCTTGTAGCTGTCATGAATCTAATTGCGTTTACTTGGTTCGATGCAATAGTATAAATAATAGCATCATCATCTGCTACAGTTCCATGATAGTTATCATTCATGTTTTCATAATCACCAGACTTAGAAAAAAATAATGTTTGTGGTTGAGATAAAGTTGCTGCAAATACCAATCTTTGTTCAAAGAAAGTTACGCAAGAAGGATGACCAGTAGTAGAACTAAAAGATCCTAATGCAAAATCAGTTGTAGCTGATCCACTTGATATATCTGATAACACTTCCATATCAACAACAGTTGATGATGTGTATCCTGTAATTTTTACATGACCATCAAGTACATGAACTAATCTTCCAACATCAGTTGATAACCAACCTTGATTAGAATTAACTCCAGTAGTTGATGATAAAGTTAATGTTCCTGTATGACCAGTATTGGTATGTGATGCTGTTATAGTTGTTGTTTCAATATTGTGATCCATAAATGGACCATTGGTAAATTCAACACTTGTTAGTGTCCAGGATGTATGACCTGTTCTAGCTAATTTTTTTACAGGATGATTGGGATGACATAAATACATAACGTCAGCAGATTGTGCATATTTAATATCAAATAGTTCTGCTTCTAAATAAGGTGAAGCTATTTCATAAGCAGATCCACTAAATAATATTTGACCATCATCTTTATAAAATCTTATGTACTGATTTCCAAACTCCAACATATAAGTTTGTGTTGTACTAAACTCAAAAGGAATTAATCTTGTTTCTTTAGAACTATCTTTTACTTCTGCCACAAACTGTGTACCAGATCTTCTTGCTGCACTTCCGTGAGGAAACACAATCATGTTTTCTAAAGTTTTACATCCTGTAGAATATTTTTGTAAATCATTTCTACCATCTAATCTTGGTGATAGTTCACCACCTGTAAAGTTTGTTAATTGAACAGCAACTCTAGCCATAGGTTAGTACCTTGAGTTTATAAAAGTAGAAGCTCCCATTACATCTGATTGACCATTATCTGGATTAGTATTTTGACCTTCAGTAGCATCTACAAATCTAGCTTCTTTTAATTTATCTTGAAATAAATTGTACATATTAGAAGCAACAGGATTAGATGATGTAACTGCGTATGCAATATCAGCAGCTAATGCAGAAGATATTGTTTCTCTTAACAACTCATCATATTGATTGGGGTCTGTAATTCTTGCAACATATTGTATCTTAACTGTTCCATGATTTGCTACAATCTTTCTTCCTTCAATTTTATAATCATAATCATAATTTAAAATTGTAAGAACTCTCAAGCAATCAGCAGGTAAAGTAAATTGATAACTAAAACCCCATGAAGGAGTTTCTGTATCTTTTGCTAGTTCAACTCTTTTGATTAAACAGTTCCAAGGGTGAGATCTAAATAAACTATCTCTAACTTGTGTGTATCTTGCGTTGCAAAGTCTTGCATTTTTTGAATCTTCTGTAAGTGTAAGTATTGTTGATGCACCAAGTTGATTTAATGCTCCATTACAAATGTCTACTACTGATGCCATATTACTTCCTTATAATATACTTTCGCCTTATCTGTCTATCTTTTTCTAAAGCGAATATTTCTTCTGTTGTTCTCTCTTGTTTAGTGTCAAATCCATAATGATTTTTACCATCATTCTTAAATCTATCTACTAAAACATATCTATAAACATGATCTCCTTTTTTAAAATGTAGAACAGTTTGTAGATCTTTAATTTGTTTCATGCACTCTAGGGGGTTTCCACTCTCGCTTCCACCCCCTAAAATTTATTTACTATGCTTCGTGAGCAAGTATTTCTACAACTTTAGCTTCTTCCATTCTAGTTGCACCGAATGCAGCAGAATAGTAAACTTGAGTTGCGTAACCTTTGTCAGATCTTTCATCGATTCTAGCAGTAGAGTCTTTACCCATAGCTAATGCAACACCATCTTGTACGAAAGCGATACATTTTCTTTTGCTTGAAGCGATTGTTAGTCTGTTAGTTACACAGAAATCAAAACCTAAGAAAGTATTAACATCACCAGATGCTAATGCTTTTACTGTGTTGAAATCACTTGAAGTTACTTCAGTAGTTCCTAATAGATCTGTGATCTGTTTTGGAGATACGATGATGTATCTTTTTAGTGAAGGATCAACATCAGCTAGATCGATGATTTCTTTCGCTTGTCTTAATTTAGCGATAGTTAAACCAGCAGTTCCAGATTCAGCAATCTTTTGACCAGAAGGTAATGCAACAGAAGTACCACCAGCAACACCTGTGTCAGATGCTCCTGTAGCAGCAGCAATAATTGCATCATCCATTGCTCTACCCATTGCATAAGCAGCAGCTTGTGCATAGCTAGAAGTAGGATCTACTAACATTCTTACTTTATCTAGATCGTCAACTAAATCTGCAAACTCATAGTCAACAAGTGATACACGTCTTCTACTATGTGGTGTATCTGCTTGAGGTGTGTTTGAGTGTCTAGTTGATCTTACTGTTGCAGTAACGCTTCCGATTTGATCGAAAAATGCGTTCTTCCCTGTAACAGATTCAAGTCTCACTTTATCTCTTAAAAGTGATCCTTTTTGTTGTGATAACATTTGTATGTTTGAACTGTATTGTTCTACAAATGCTTTTGTTATTTCAGTTGACATATTATGTCTCCTTAATTGTTAAGTTAATGTTAAAACAAAACAGAGACGTTATCAGAAATTCTGGCTTCTCTTGGATTTAAAGTCTTTTAGACTACAATTCTATTCTTTGTTGTCAGTAAGGTGCTTACGCATTGTCTTACTTTTCTTAGGCGAATTTTCACTCGCCTTAGAAACCCATGTATAATATTCTTCGCAGATTGGCAAGGGATTAGATTTTTGATTCTCTGATCCACTCTCTACAACAATACGAAGTATTTCTAATCTTAACTCTTCTTTATCCATTAATCATTGTTCTCAAAGTAAATACTTGTTGAACTACTTTGTCATGATCTGGATGTGCTTTATTCCAATATGGACCATCTCTATCATTAACAAGTTTACTAATTTCAGCTTCATAGTCTGTACCTCGATCAGTATTTTCACTCTCTGTACTTATTAATTTATCTTCAGATAATATGTTTGCAATGTTTGCAAAACCTTTAATAACTTCTGGATGATCTCCTAATCTTGTACCATCTTTTAGTTCCATATCTAAGATTTGTGGATTCATATTTGCTTTAGCAACTGATCCAGCTTTTTTAATGTTAGCATCATAGTTACCACCCCACTCTTTACGAAGTTCAGCTTCTGCATTTGCTTGAGCAGTTTCAGTATCTATTCTTGCTTGTTGCACAGATCCTTCCATAGAATTTTTATAAAATTCTAAGATACCTTGTGCTTGTTTATTATTTAAACCAAGCTGATGAGCATTCTCTGCAAATTGTTTTATTGCACCTTCATCCAATGGAGCTGTTTCTGATTTTACTTCTAACTTGTATTTATCTGCAGATTCTGGTCTACCAAGTTTTCCATATACTTCATTCCATTGATCGTCTGTTGAGTTCTCATTTGGTACTGCAACTTTATCTTGACCAATCATTCTAGTTGCGTTGATATAGCTTTTAGCTAACGCATCTATTTCAGTAAACTTAGAAATATTTGGATCATTTCTAAACTCTTCCGAGATTGTTTCTTTCCAAGATTTGGCAACAGTTGATGGTTGTTCAATTGCTTGAGGAGTGTCTGTAGTAGTTGTTGTCTCTTCTACAGGCACATCAGTTTGTGTTATCTGTTCACTTGACATTCTTATTCTCCTTTTGTAGCATTTGTTTTATAAATAGAAGTACGCTACGTTGACCTTCCATATATGCACTCTCATGACTATCACCTTTTACATTAGTGGTAGAATGATAATGACATCTTTTTTCTAAGTCAGACAAAACTTCTTTGCCTTCGTCTGTATTAAAAATATATTGATAGTTGTCTCTAAGTTTTTTTACTAGATTCTCTAGCTGTTTATTTGTTTCCATAAATTATTCAACATCAGCGTTTGCTAAAGCCTGTGCTTCTTCTGGTAATGCTTTTGCTAATGGTGCGACTTTTCCCCCTGCTTCTGCTAGTTGTTGTACTTGTTGCATCTGTTGTTGTTGTGCTTGTTGTTGTGCTGCCTGTTCTCTTTCAGCATTTAATTCAGATTGTGGTTTTAATATTTTTTGTGGAACACCTACAATGTCTGCTAAGTGTCTAACTAATTTATCCATATTAATATGATCGAATACTGGAGCAACATTTGATAAACTACCTAATATTTCTATTGTTCTCATAATAGAAGATAACTCTGTAGACTTTTGTGCTTTAGCTAATGGTGATACATATTCTATTTCTATATCTTGACCTGCTAAAAATTCTGGAGCCGGTCTAAATAAATTTTTTTTTAGTATTAAAGAAAATGCTCTATCGATTAATGGTTTTAATAATTCAGATTGAAGTCTACCCAAAACTGGTCCAAGTAATCTCATCTTCTCTTCGTTACGTTGAATTACTTCTGTTGCCGTCATTTGTGGACCATTCTGCATCATAAGTTGGTTTACATAAAAAGCATTTCTAATTGAGTTTCTTCTTTGCTCTTCCATGTTTAAACCTAATGGAGTGTTTGCTCCAATGTTTAATGTTTCAATTCTATCTCTAGTTCCTGCTCTGTAAAAATTTAAACCACCTGGTACTGTTCTTACAGGTAACATAAAACCATCATCTGGAACTAATAAAGGTGGATCAACTTGTTTCTGTGCAGACTTGATTGTAGTCTTTGACATTTCATTTAGCATCTTAACGTCTGGCAAAGCTGTCATTGCAGGAGATCTACCATAAATTTCGTGTGATGCTTTTAAGTATCTTGGCACTACAAAAGGGAACTCTCTAAAACCAGATACAGATAACTCGTCTCCAGATTCTCCATCTAAGTATACAGATTCAAATGGCATATTTTGTTTGTCTTGTTTTTTAGGATTAAAGTCAGATCTAGGATAAACTGCGTGAAGTATTTCTACTTCTTCGTAAGGATCTTTATTTGCTTTAGTTGCAATGTTGATTGATACATCTCCAAACTTTTGTATTACTGCTCTTGCAGATAAACTAAACTTTCTAAATACTGTATCGATTCTTCCCTTATCATTTTCAGCAATAAATATTTCATTAATGTGTCTTGTAGAAAATTTTAAAATATCCTCATCATCTTCTTCAATAAACATTGCTGCTGTGCCAAATGTAATTAAATCATGATACAGTTCAAATATTTCTTGTTGAAAATTAGATTTGTTAAACGCAGAATACATAACTTCAGTAGCATCTTCCAACCACTCTTTTGCTTCATCCTCTCCATCCATTCCTTCATTTTTAAATCTTAAAGAGAACCAAGGTGTAGATGGGTTAGTTAGCATACCATGTAGTGATGCAGCTAATAGTTCTACTGATTGTAATGGTGAGCCATCAAAAATAAGTTCAGTTCTTTTATCACCTTTAGATCTTGTTTTAGTTACATCTGCTTTTCTTGGTTGCATATAATCTGCAACTTCTTGCCAATGACTTTCCCAATTTTGTCTTTGAGATTTTAAACGATCATATCGTTTTAATAAATTTTTTGCTTTTTCTGTTTGTGCCATTATCTACCTAATAAACTTGGTTTGCCTAATGTCAAGCTACCAGTTGCACCAGTAACACCTGTCATGATTGTTGGAGATCTTCCTTTAGCTTTTGCTTTTCTTTTTCTTAACAAGATTGGATCTTCAGCGTCTGTTTCTGTACTCTGCGAAACTTCTGCAGTAGTAGGTGCAGTTACTTGTGGAGCTTGTACTACTTGACCACTTGTACCTGTTGCACCACCATTATCACTTTTAGATATTGTTCTACCCATAGCATCCACTTCACCTCTGCTTCTTGCTTTTATATAATCCTCGTAAGTTCCTTTTGTGTTTCCAGAATAATTTTTTACTTTAGTGTCATAATAATTTCTATTAACTTCTTCACCTTTTGTTAGACCACCAATGATTGCTCCAGTTACTCCACCACCAGAAATAAAATCTACAACTTTATTTGTTTTTTTTGTGTAACCAAACTTATCTCTTTTTACTTCTTTTACTTTTGATTTTTTATTAACAAAAGCATCTGATCCACTATTTCCACCACCATTAGATGAACTATTAGATCCCATTACTTACCAAATGTTAAAGAAGATTTAGTTTCAGATTTAACTTCTGTTTTTACTTCTGACTTAACTTCTTGATTAATACCTACACCATTATCTAAATCATCCATATTACTGATAACTTTTTTTGCAGCAGGTTTCTTTTTTGTAAATGCTTTTTTAATTTTATCTAACATATTATTCTCCTAATAAAGTTTTAAGTTTTGTTTCTTCGGATTCTTGTACACCCAATGGTCCAGTAAGTATTGTAGACTTTCTACCTTTTCTTTTTCTCATAATTGCATCTTGTTCAGCTTTCATTTTTGCTTCTTCTTCTGCAGATAATTCTGTATCCGGTGGTTCTGGCAAGGGTTGCACAGGTGGTAATGCTGGCATTTTTGGTTTAAGTATTGATCCCATAATTAAATAATCCTGTAATCATTATCTGCTACACTTTGTGGAGCAGTTTGTCTAGTATTAATTTCTTGAAGACCAACAGCTAGGTAACGCATAGCATCGCAAGCGTGTGAACTCCAATCGTGTACAGGTTTCGATCTGAACATTCTATTTTTGTCGATGTACTTCCTATGGTAATGTCTTAACGCATCTACTAAACTTTTGCAATGGTCTGTATCTATCCAACATCTAGAGAGTAACATTGTTACTGCGTGTATACCTTCTTCTACTGGTAACTTCGGTACTACCTTAAATCTAATTCCTAACTGATATGCTATCTCTCTTCTGGTCTTTCCATTACCAAACTCTTGCACATCAATATCGTGTGGAGCAAAGTGATCCTTGTAAATGTATGGTTTTTCTTCTAGCATCTGGATGTAGTGTGGTAATCCATGACCTCTTTCTTCATGATAATCTATTATCTGTATTGCTGTTCCTTTTTGTTGAAAGAATATAATACTACTGTGGTCTGCGACACCGAGATCCCAGGCAGTTGAGACAGGCAAAGTAGGATCGTAAGGAACTCTAGCTATTTGGTTTTTATCTTCAATTTTAGAGATCTCTTCTCCGTATATAGCACCTTCTATGTTTGCTATCCAATCACACTCAAATTCTTGTAGGTACTTCTTATCACCCATAACTTCTTTTGCTTTCTCTAATTCTTCTGGATCTACAATCTTAGTATCACTTGCTTTAGCTTTGTAGTTAAACCAATCTTCTGCACCATTTGCGTGTTGGTATAGATCGTAAAAATTATTATTCATTCCAGCAGGTGTACCAATAAAGACGCAATATCCTTTTCTGTCTGATAAAGCTGGTCTAATTATTTCTGCAAATAGTTTACCATCAATGTTGGCGTATTCATCTATGACACACCCATCCAGGTATATACCCCTTAACCCATCTGAATTTTCTGCTCCGAGTAATGTTATTCTGCTGCCATTAGGTAAGTCTACTCTTAGCTCTGTTTCGTTAAACTTAGTGTTTGGTATTTTTGCCGTGAACTGTTTCATATAATCCCAGGCAATACTTTTGGCTTGTTTGAAAGTAGGAGCTATGTATGCAAATCTAGGATTCTTCAACTTACTCATCAATGCTGATCTAATCAAATGGTTGATCATACATACTGTTTTGCCAAACCTTCTGTGGCACACGAGAACACTCCATCTGTATCTATTGATCTGTTGATGTAAATAAGATTGATGTTTTCTCGGAGTATAAGGTATTTTGATATTCATTAGTGTATCATTTTAGATCTTTGAATGCTACTTAATGAAGTATATTCTACACCTAGTGTCATCATAGCATAATCAGTAAACAGCTCTGCTGCTATCGCATTAGGGAAACCAACAAATCTAATTATTACATTGTTTGTTTTTTTATCAATATAAGCAATACAATCTAAATCTTCAGTATTAAGATAATCCATATACTACATCTAGTATATTGCTTTTTTAAAACAACTAAAAAATATTTTTGGTAAAGAGTTTGTATAACTGGTGCAGGGTATGTCTGTGTGTCTGTGGAGATTATCCATGTATATATATAAGAAAAAACCTAGAACGATTTGAGGGTGGTAGGGGTGGTATAAGTTTCAAAAATATCTGTAAATTGTAGAGTTTTTTATTAACGATAATTGTCGACTATCAATACAAATGTTTGATAATCATTAATTATCAGAAAAAATTCCGGGTTATTAATTCCGTTTGTTATATCGCATAAAATAAAATTGATTTGCTTGAGATAGTTGAACCATAATTCAAACTTTAATTTAAACTTTAATTCTAACTCTAATTCTAATTCCAACCTCAATAAACATTAGAACAATTCTAAATTATATATGCGTCAATCTGTCATGTTATAATTTTAAATTATATCTATAACTTGCCTTTATAAGTTAAATTAAACAACAAAGGAAAAACAAATGAATATAGCTCACAAATTAATTGAAGATAAAAACAATTTAGCAATAGAAATTGATAATTTATTTTATGATATTAAAAACATAGAACAACAAGCTAGTGCATTAAGAACAATCGTTAAAGCGTTTGATGTTGAAACTATGGAAATTGTTAAAGGTTTTTTAACTCAAGAAGTTAAAGATCAAAAAAATTACATGAAAGGGGGTAAATAATGGAAATCAAAGTATCTATAAAAAGTGTTTATGGGGTTGAGAGAATTTATCCAAAATGTCGAATTGCTCAAACATTTTTAGCATTAATGAGAAAAAGAACTTTTGACCGTGATGAGATCCAGGAAATAAAATCAATGGGTTATACTGTCGAAGTTGTTACAGAAACTTTATAGAAAGGGGGTTAATTATGTTTACTAAATTATTTAAAAAAATAGACGGCTTAATGCAAAATTTAACATTAATTACAATTTATCTTATATTTGCTTATTTTATGGTTCAAATATTAAGATATATTTTATTTATTTAATGCGACATTTTGGCAATATTAAGCAAATAAAAAATAATTAAGATAATAAGAAAACAAAAAAAAGGAAAAAAAACAAATGATACATATATCAAAAATGACGGGAAAACTTGAGGGTTTTCAAGCTATATCAACTAATACAACAACAAACGAATATTGTAAAAAACAATATAACAAACAAGATCCAAAAAATATTTGTACTTTTTGCTATTCTCACGAAATGTTGAATACATTTAGGAAAAATATGGCTCCGGCATTACAAAGGAATACAGATCTTTTAAATTCTAAAGTATTACATCCAGACGCTTTGCCGGTTATTAATTCGGCTTTTTTTAGATTTAATGCTCATGGGGAATTAGCACTAGATAAAAAGCAAGCAACAATAAATTTAGAAAATTATGTTAATATTGCTTTAAAAAATCCCCATTGTAATTTTAGCCTTTGGACAAAAAGATTTGATGTGATCAAGCCTTTTTTTGATACACACCAAAAACCAAAAAACTTAATATTGATTTATTC